AGGACCGTGTTGAGTTCAAGGAATTTCCGAACGAGGCGTTTATATCGGCCAGGACATCAAGAGCAGAGCAACCCGAGGCGCTCCAGGGGGTTCACAGTGATCACGTCATGCTGGTAGCAGACGAGGCGTCGGGCATCCCCGAGCAGGTGTTTGAGGCTGCTAGTGGCTCTATGTCCGGCCACAGCGCGGTAACGCTGCTGTTGGGTAATCCGGTAAGGAGTAGCGGTTTTTTCTTTGACACGCACAACCGCCTTGCGGGGGATTGGACCACCATGAAGGTGTCCTGCGCGGACTCGCCAAGGGTCAGTGAGGCTTACATCCAGGAGATGAAGGTCAGGTATGGCGAGGAGAGCAATGCGTTTCGCATTCGCGTGCTGGGTGAGTTTCCCAAGTCTGATGACGATACCGTGATCCCGATGGAGCTATTGGAGATGGCAACGCAAAGGGACGTGGCGCCTAGTGTCAGTGCAAGGCTAGTGTGGGGCTTAGACGTAGCCAGGTTTGGCTCAGATAGGTCAGCGCTGTGCAAGAGGCAGGGCAATGCCGTTACCGAACATATTAAGACCTGGAAGAACCTAGACCTGATGCAGCTCACTGGCGCCATCGTCGCTGAGTATGAAATCCTGATGCCAAGCTTGCGTCCGCATGAGATTCTTGTGGACAGCATTGGCCTGGGCGCTGGTGTTGTGGACCGGCTGCGAGAGTTAAAGCTGCCAGCCCGCGGGATCAATGTCTCGGAGTCTCCAGCAATGGGCGCTACCTACAGAAACTTGAAGGCAGAACTCTGGCACAAGGCCAAGGCGTGGCTAGAGCAGCGCGACTGCACCATGCCCAAGGATGATTTGTTGATCTCTGAGCTGGCTACCGTGCGCTATTCGTTTACCTCAAGCGGCAAGATTCAGATTGAGGGCAAGGACGAGATCAGAAAAAGAGGGTTTGCCAGCCCCGACCGAGCAGATGCGTTTTGCTTGACCTTTGCAAGTGATGCGATCACCGGCGCCTTTGGCTCGATGTCAAGCAACAAGTGGGGACAGTCCATGCGCAGGAACATTCCACGGGTTGCGTAACTAAATTACTTTTTATTGAAAGACCTTATGGCTACCAATATGCGAGATATCCCTGCGCGCTACCAAGGCGCGATGAAGCAGATGATGAGTAAGACCAGCACCAAGTGTCCGCTGCCTACGCAGGACGTGACCTTGAACTTAAAGAACCGCGCCAAGGCCATCACAACGGCGGCCTACGGTCCAGAGAATCCTGATCTGCCCAACTTGGCGTATTGGAAGAAGAAGGCCGACACCTGGGACGTGAGGATTAGCGACGCCAAGCAAAGCCGCTGCGGTAATTGCGCCGCGTTCAATGTGCAGGACTCCATTAAAGAGTGCATTGCCAAGGGTATCGGTATGGAGGCAGACCCCTGGGGAACGATTGAGTTGGCAGACCTTGGGTACTGCGAAATATTTGATTTCAAGTGCGCCGCAAGTCGGACCTGCGATGCCTGGGTAGTGGGCGGCCCTAATGATGGCGATATTGAAGAAGTAGACACTAACTTAGGGGAGTGATATGAAACACGCAAAACCTGGACTCTATAGCAACATCAACGCCAAACAAGCGCGTATCAAAGCTGGCTCTGGCGAGAAGATGAACAAAGCAGGTAGCAAGGCAGCTCCCTCTGCTGCTGACTTTAAGCAAGCGGCTAAGACGGCCAAGCCGGTAAAAAAATGATCTCACCGATTTGCATCTCAACGGTAACCGGCAAAGGGCTGGCCGTTCTGCTTGAATCGATTAAGCAATACTGCCCAGACATACCCGTTTACCTGCGCGGACCTGAGTCAGTCATTGAACACCTCCATGCTGACGTGAAAGTGTTTGCGCAAGCTACCAACTTTGGCGATGACTACAACGCCATCATTAACCGAGCGCTAGAGGACTTTGACTCTGTGGTGGTAGCTAACGACGATATCGTGCTCACGCCCACCAGTTACAAGACTTTGTTAGAGGATGTAAAGCAGTTAAAAGACGAGACTGCCGATCCAGTGGGCTGGGTGTCGGCGCGCTGTGATGCGGCGCGTCCTCAGCAAAATATTCGCACTAATCTCTATGACGAGGAGCTGCACTACTTTAAATACCCGTGCGAAGATTGCATTGTGCAGATGCCGGTGCTCAGTCCCATATTTGGCTGGATCGAGCGCGATGCGTGGGAGTGCTTTAAGTTTCCCCCGCTGAACTGGTTCTCCGATGATGTCCACTGCGAGGACTTGCGCCAGGCGGGTTTCCAGCATTACCTGAGTAGGTCCTATGTGCATCACATTGGCAGCCAGACCATTGGCTTGGATGGCGAGAGATTGACCCAGCAGGCCATGCCGTGGCTCAGAAAGAACAGACCCCATTATGCAGAGGCTTGGTTCAAATGAGTCATCCAGCACAAATCGATTTTGTCAGTGGCGTCAAGGCGCACTTCCCTGAGTTTTTTTTGGGTGGGCGGGTCTTAGAGGTTGGCGCACTGGACATCAACGGCAGCGTGCGTGATTTGTTCTCAAGCTCTGAAGAATATGTGGGCTGCGACTTGGGCGAGGGCAAGGGCGTTGACATCGTATGCGCGGGGCATGAGCTGCCACACCCTGATGGCTATTTTGATGTAGCCATATCGTGCGAGTGCTTTGAGCATGACCGGCACTGGCGCAAGACATTTACCAAGATGATTGACTTGGTAAGGGTTGGCGGCCTGGTGGTATTTTCTTGCGCAACAACGGGCAGGCAGGAGCACGGGACAACCAGAACGTCACCGCGTGATGCGCCCTTTACCAATGACTACTACATGAATCTTGAGGCCGGCCACTTTAGGTTGTTAGCCAAAAGGTTTTCGCGGCATGAATTTAGCGAAAGCCAATCACCGCGAGATTTGTATTTTTGGGGCATTAAATGAAAACACCTGCCTGGCAACGTAGTGAGGGAAAGAACCCTAGTGGCGGGTTAAACGCCAAGGGGCGCGCCAGTGCCAAGGCCCAAGGCATGGATTTAAAAGCGCCTGTGAAGTCTGGCGACAACCCAAGGCGTGCGAGCTTTTTGGCGCGCATGGGCAATATGCCTGGCCCTGAGATGAAAGACGGCGAACCGACCCGACTGCTGTTATCCCTTAAAGCGTGGGGGGCGTCATCCAAGGAAGATGCTCGCGCAAAGGCAAAAGCAATATCTACAAGGAACAAATCAAAATGAACGAATTACCCAACACTGACATATCGGCCACTGAGCCGATGGACGATACTGAATTAGAGGCGATCATTGGTCAAGACCTGACCGACGCCGTGAGCTATGTGGACACTTACCTCTCGCCCATCCGAGCGCGGGGGACTGAGTACTACCGAGGCGACAAGTTTGGCAATGAGGAAGATGGCCGCTCCCAAGTAGTAGCGATGGAGGTGCGGGACACTGTCTCGGCCATGATGCCAAGTTTGATGCGCGTGTTCTTCTCCAGCGAGAACGTGGTCGAGTTTGTGCCAGAGGGTCCAGAGGACGTGGCCTTTGCAAAGCAGGCCACCGACTACGCGAACTTTGTCTTTAACTCGGACAACAACGGGTTTATGACCACCTACGCCATCTTCAAGGATTCGTTGGTGCGTAAGTGCGGCATTGCCAAGTACTGGTGGGAAGAGACAGAGACAGTGCGCATTGAGGAGTATTCGGGGCTGGATGAGCAGACCTTGCAGATACTTGCGCAAGAAGAGGCCGAGGTCAAGATTGTCGTTAGCTACCCTGACCCCGCTGCCGAACAAGCGATGCAGGGCATGGCGCCACAGATTGACCCGATGACCGGCCAGATGATGCCTATGCCGCCACCGCCCATGCTGCATGACGTGCAGATCAAGCGCGTGATAAAAGAAGGCCGTATCAAGATCATGGCCGTGCCGCCCGAGGAGCTATTGCTTGATCGGCGCGCTAGGTCCTTTGATGATGCAGCGTTGATCGCCCACCGCATGATGGCAACAGTACAGGAGCTGGTGGCGATGGGCTACGACGAGGACGAGGTGCGCGACAACATCACCTCCAGCGACCTGGACAGCAATGAGGAGTACCTGGCGCGCCAACCCGATTCGACGGCGTTTGGCATGAACCAAAGTGCTAATCCCATGCAGATGCGCGTGCTCTACATTGAGGCGTACTCGCGCATTGACTATGACGGTGACGGCATTGCAGAGCTGCGCAAGATTTGCTGCATGGGTTCTGGCTACAAGGTAGTGCGTAACTTGCCAGCGTCCTACACCCCGTTTACTGACTTCCCCTGCGACCCCGAGCCGCACACGTCTCCACTGGAGGCGATGTCTATTTTTGACATCACGCACGATATCCAAGAGATCAAGTCGGAGATTCTGCGCAATACGCTGGACTCTCTGGCGCAAAGCATCCATCCGAGGACTGCGGTAGTAGAGGGCATGGTCAACATGGATGACGTGCTCAATAACGAGACGGGCGCCGTGATTCGGATGCGCCAACCTGGAATGGTGACGCCTTTTAGCAATCCCTTTGTTGGCTCGGCGGCGTTCCCGATGCTGGACTACATCGACCAGATTAAAGAGGACCGCACCGGCATGAGCAAGGCCGCGATGGGCTTGAACGCTGATGCCTTGCAGTCCAGCACCAAGGCAGCGGTGGCGGCCACCATCAGCGCAAGCCAGGGGCGCATCGAGCTGCAAGCGCGCCTGATGGCCGAGGGCATGAAGAAACTCTTTAAGGGCATATTGTTCCTGCTGGTGACGCACCAGGACAAGCCGCGCATGGTGCGCCTGCGCAATGAGTTTGTGCAGATGGACCCGCGTGCCTGGAACTCGGCAATGGACGTGCATATCAACATTGGCCTGGGCAATGGCGACACCAACGAGCGCGTCCAGGCGCTGATGATGATCCTTGCCAAGCAGCAAGAGGCACTGACCCAGCTCGGCCCACAAAACCCGCTGGTGACCCCCTCTCAGTATTCACATACCTTACGCCAGATCGTATCGTTGTCTGGGTTTAAGGACACGTCCCAGTACTTCAATGACGTGCCTGCCGACTACCAACCGCCAGCCCCAGCAGCGCCTAAACCCACCCCAGAGGAGGTGCTGGCGCAGGTGCAGGCCAAGTCTATTGAGGCAGATATCCAGAAAAAGGCAGCGGAACTGGAGCTAAAGCACCAACAAATGGTTCGTGACGATGACTACCGACGTGATTCATTAGCACAAGAGTTATTTTTAAAGAAATATGAATTAGAGTTGAAATACAACGCGCAGATTTCTACGGCTGAGATTGATGCACAACAAAATCTCAACCGAGAAGCGATGCAGCAGCAGACTGCTTTGGCACAAGGCCAGATGTCAGCACCTGCGCCCATGAACCAATATGGAATAGCATAAATGTTGGATGAAGAACTTGTAAGCAAGGGCCGCAAGGCAAGCCAGTTGCTGGAGGATGAAACCTTCAACATGGCGATCAACAAAATGGAAAACGACCAGCTCTGGTACTTTCGTTCAACGAAACCAGAGGAGTCGGCCAAGCGAGAAAGCGCCTGGTCCATGCTCAAAGCAATCGAAATATTAAAGATCGAACTGCAAAAGATTGTTGACAACGCAAAGGTTGCGCAGCGCAACATTGAGCGAGCGAACAGGTAGAGGACATTTATGCAACAAGCACAAACGGGTTCTGCGGGACCCATGAATCTGGACCAAGCGGCCCAGGCACTCTCAGCAATGCTGCCCGATGAGGGAGAACAGTCAATTGATGAGACGTTGGACGATTCGCTGCAAAGCGAGTCGGCGGCGCCAGACGATATGTCATTGGAAGATGCAGACGCAGACGGTGATGTAACGGATGGCGAACAGTTAGAGGAAAGTGAAGATTCTGAAGGAGATAAGCCGGATCAGACCTTTACCGTCAGAGTTGACGGGACAGAGGTTACTGTAACCCTGGACGAACTTCAAAAGGGATACTCGCGGACTCAGGACTACACGCGAAAGACTCAGCAAATTGCCGAAATTCGACGCCACGTCGAGTCGGAAGCCGAGGCCATTCGTGCCGAGCGTAGTCAGTACGCTCAATTGTTGGGAGCATTGGAGTCGCAGGTTCAGCAAGCCGCGCAACCTAATATCGACTGGGATCGCCTCTACCAAGAGGACCCCATCGAGTGGGTGCGGCAGAAAGAGGTGATGCGTGAAAACCAAGCAAAGTCGCAGGCTATTGCCTTTGAGCAGCAGCGACTAGCGGAAATTTCACAGCAGGAGCAAGCTCAGCAGATGCAGTCTTTTCTTGCGCAGCAGCAAGATGAGCTGCTGAAGGTTTTGCCTGATTGGAAAGACCCAAACAAGGCGAAAAAAGAGAAAGAATTGCTCATTGACTTCGGCCAGAAGGCTGGGTTTAGCACCGATGAACTGAAGAACATATTCGACCACCGCGTCGTGAGCGTGTTGCGTAAAGCGGCACTGTACGAGCAGATGATGGGCAAAAGACAGTCTATCAAGCCGGTGGTGAACAATGGTCCACGTCCTGCCAAGCCAGGTGCAGCAGGGCGTGTCTCCACGACAAGTGAAGCTACTCGCGCAAAACAGCGTCTTGCAAAAACTGGTCGCGTCAACGACGCGGCCTCCGCAATTGAACTTTTATTGAAGTGAGTAAATCATGACTATCGTAACTAACACCTTCACCACCTTTGATGCCAAAGGTATTCGGGAGGATTTGAGCAATATTATTACCAATATTGCACCGGACGAAACTCCATACATGAGCAACATTGGCCGCGAGTCAATCAGTAACTCTTTATTTGAATTTCAGACCGATACCCTAGCAGCAGCTGCGGCAAACAAGCAATTGGAAGGAGACGATGTTGCATCCTTTGATGCTGTTGTCGCTACCGTGCGTTTGCAAAACTACGCTCAGATTTCGCGCAAGACTATCATCTTGTCCGCAACTGAGGAAGTGGTTAACAAGGCCGGTCGCCGTTCTGAGTTGGCTTATCAGATCGCCAAGCGCGGCTCTGAACTAAAGCGCGACCAAGAATTCACCTTTCTCAATGGTGCAGTGGCTGCCGCTGGTAGTACCAGTGTGGCACGCGGTACTGCTTCGCTTGGTGCGTTCATCAAGACCAACGTTGATATGCAGACCAACGGCGTGAATCCTTCGTACACAACGCTGCCAAACAGTGCGCGTACTGACGGTAACGTGCGTGCCTTTACCGAGACAATTTTGAAGAACGTCATCCAGCAAGTCTGGGCCTCTGGCGGCACTCCAAAAATCTTGATGGTTGGCCCTGTTAACAAGCAGCGCGTCTCTACTTTTGCTGGTATTGCATCCTCGCGTTTCAACATTGATGGCGGCGCACGTCCCGCTACTATCGTTGGCGCCGCAGATGTTTACGTCAGCGACTTCGGGAATGTGCAGGTGGTTCCGAACAGGCTACAACGTGAGCGTGATGCTTGGGTACTTGACCCTGAGTACGCAAAGATGACTACCCTGCGTCCTTACCAGCAGATTGAGCTGGCTAAGACCGGAGACGCCGATAAACGAATGTTGATCGTAGAGTGGGGTCACAAAGTCACAGCAGAAAATGCACACGGCCTTGCTGCTGATTTGACTACTTCGTAATCAACAATGGAAGGGATTAGGGAAACCTGGTCCCTTTTTTAAATGAGCGAATCAAGATTATTTGACAAAAACGCAGACCTTGGAATTACTCGGACGTGGCACTACGACGAGGAAACCGACAAGGCAACTATTCAGACAAGTCAAGATGTAACTGCGATCATTGAAGAAAACCGCAGCATTTACAACTTGGGCGAGAAGCACGACAAATATGGAGAGTGGAGCCGCGTGGCATCCATACCACTCAGTGTCTATTTCCAACTCAAGGCAGAGGGTAAGTTGGACGATCAGGCGTACATGAAACGCTGGCTCAACGATCCCGAAAACCAATACTTCAGAACTCGACCAGGGCAAGTATGAATTACGTCGCAGTCTGCACGCCAGCGCGTGATATGGTCCATACCAACTTCACCTACTGCCTGGTGAACATGGTGGCGTATCACACTATCAATACTACCGATGCTGTGAGCCTCAAAATCATGCAGGGTACGCTGATACAGAACCAGCGCGCTGATTTGGCGCTGGACGCGATGGCCGAGGGCTGCACGCATATCCTGTTCATTGACTCGGATATGACTTTTCCAGAGAACATGGTGGGCCGCTTGCTCAAGCACGACCTGGACATTGTGGCAACCAACTGCGCGCGGCGCCGTATGCCTACCGGACCCACCGCGCAGAACTACGGACCTGATGGTAAGCGCGAGCTGGTGTACACCATGCCCGAGTCAACAGGCATTGAGGAAGTAGGCTCCATAGGCATGGGCGTGATGCTGATTAAGCGCAACGTCTTTGAAAAGCTCTCAGAACCCTGGTTTGAAACGCCTTGGCGACCAAAAGAGCGTGGCTACATTGGAGAGGACATCTTCTTCTGCCGAAAAGCGCAAGCAGCAGGTTTTAAAATTCATATTGACCATGATGTTTCCAAAGAGATTGGTCACATTGGCACATTTGAATTCAAGCACAACCACACCTGGGTGATGCGCGAGCTTGAAGAACAAGAAAATGCAACGTAATGGCTTTAACGACCTACACGGAGTTAAAAACGTCAATCGGTGACTGGCTTAACCGCACCGATTTAACGTCTGCCATACCCGACTTTATTTCCCTGGCAGAGGCGCAGATGGAGCGCCAGTTGCGCACCAGGCAGATGATTACCAGGTCCAGTGCCAATTTCTCTACTGAGTATGGCGCCGTACCTAGTGATTTCCTAGAAACAAAGTCACTCAAGCTCACCGGCACAAACCCCGTGACGCCGTTGGTATTTCAAACCATTGACGCGCTGGACGATCTGGCGAGGCAATATTCTGCTGCATCACGTCCTAAATACTTTGGCATTGTTGGCGGCCAGATCAGGTTAGTACCTGCGCCTGATGCAACGTATGCCACTGAGCTGGTGTACTACGCCAAATTGACAAAGCTATCAGCCTCGGTATCAACCAATTTTTTACTGGAATCCAGCCCCGATATCTACCTGTACGGCAGTCTGTTGCAGGCAGCTCCCTATTTGCAAGATGACGCCAGGATACCCGTTTGGTCAAATTTGTACGACAGGGCATTGACCGATGTTCAGACGGCAGATGACCGTGGCTCTACAACTGGCGGCGCGATGGCTGCACGCGCAAGGAGCTTTGGATGATTGTCACAACTACCAAGGGCGATATGGATGACTCTCTGCTGGTAAAGCAAGAGGGTTCCATTGAGAACGATAACGAGCTGACCAGTTGGACTGAGTACTGGTTGGATGGGGAACTGGTCCACAGATCAGTTCATGTACTGTTGAAAAAGAACGTAGCGGCAGAGGGTGTCGCTGCAATGATTGGATAGGAATAAATATGTCTAACACGCAAGCGCTCTGCACATCGTTCAAGGTTGACCTGCTAAACGCGGTCCATGCGTTTAACGGCACTGGAGTACCTGCGCACACCGTATCCACGGCAGACACCTTTAAAGCTGCCCTGTACTTGGCCAGCGCCACCGTGAACGCCACTACAACGGCCTATAGCGCCACCAACGAGGTAAGTGGCACTGGATATACCGCTGGAGGTGTTGCGGTCACGTTTGGCACTGCCCCGTCCTCCACAAGCACTACAGCG